AATTACAGGTAAACAAAACAGCACCGGGGAAATAATAGAACCTTATAAATTTGGAATAGTAATAAACAAAAGTGGATCTTCTAGATTCTCTTTAAATCCAGCAACACTTATAGCAAAAGACAATGTATATATAAGTGCTACAGGGGGCATTGGGGTTACCATAAGTGAGTTAACTCCGTAAAGCGTTGGTTATTAACGATCTAACGATTTTCGTAACGCGTTAATTATCAACGCTCTACACAAACCGTTAAAGCATTAATAATCAACGCACTACAGCAATATGAAGAAGTCATATAATCGTCATACGAAAAACTTGGAATCTTAGGCAGGCGTTCGTATATTTAATCATATTAAAAATTAAAAACAAAAGTTATGAAAAACACACCAATGTCCCCCGATCAAATCCGTAAATCTGCACCAAGTGTATATACGGATAGGCCTGCAGGTAATGTATCAAAGCATTATAGCTACATTTCAACCGAAAAGGTTATGAACGACATGCAATCTTTAGGATGGAATGTTGTTGACGCACAAGAGATTAAAGCGCGTAAATCTAAAGGTTATCAAAAGCACTTGCTTGTATTTAGTAATCCCGAAATCCAAATTGAAGGTTCAGACGGTGACACTGTCTTTCCAAGGATTTTGTTGACAAATTCTCACGATGGTAAAAATGCATTTACCTTCACAGCAGGTTTGTTTAGGTTGATTTGTTCCAATGGTTTGGTAATTTCGGACGAAGAGTTCGGTTCGATGAAAATTCGCCATATGGGTTACGATTTTGAGACTCTCCGTTCCACAATCAACGAAATGGTTGAAAAGTTGCCATTGACCGTTGAGTGTATGAACAAACTCAAAACCAAGCAGATGACTTGGGATGAAAAGGAGAAATTTGCCCTTGAAGCAATTGGGTTGCGAATTGACCCTAAAACGCAAACAATTAGCGTTTCAGAATTGCTTGAGCCAACTCGCAAAGAGGATCGAGGAGACGACTTGTGGAGTATCTACAATGTGGTTCAAGAAAAATTGATTCACGGAATGTACAATTATGCCAACGGTGAAAAAGTACGTAAGAGCCGTCCAATCAAGAATTTCCAACAAAACATGAAAGTAAATTCAGACCTGTATAAATTGGCTTTGCAATACGCATAAGCCAGTTTATACTAAATTTTTAACTCTTTAAAAAATAAAAGTTATGTCAAATATGAGTTATTGCCGATTCCAAAATACATACCCGGATTTGTTGGATTGCTACCGAGCTTTAAAAGAAGCCGGTAGCGTTGAAGAGCTAATGAGCGAACTTAGCGACAGCGAAGCTTACCACGCCAAACAACTGTTCGACCTGTGTAAAACTATAGCCGCAAGAATAGAAGAAGAAGATTTATTAAATGAACTTACGTAATATATACATAAAAAAATATGATAGCATCTAAAGAACAAAAATAAAATTATGTTAGGATTAGGAGTAATGATAAAATCGCTTGGCGGCAACGAAGAAACCATAAACGCCGCACAAACATCAATTGGAAAAATAATTGAAAAAGTAAGTTTAGAGGATAACAAATTGGTATTTAATTTTACCGACGGAACTGGTTTAAAAATGTTTGATGATGGTCAATCTTGCTGTGAATATAGGTATATGAGTACTGATGATGATTTGAATGAATTTAAAGGGGCAACTCTTTTAGATTTTGAATTAAAAAATGTCTCAAACGTCGAAAATGAATATGAAGTACACGAGATTCAATTTTTAGATGTCAAAACAAGTAATGGAGTTTTCCAAATGGCAAACCACAATGAACACAACGGATACTACGGAGGATTTTGGATTGCAGCTCATTCGTTTTAAAATTACCTCTAACTCGTTTATTTGTGAAGTTCGCCCACGACAAATCGTCAGCCTATAACCTTACAACCTAACCCAAAAAATGTTCCGTAAAATCCTTACCCTAACCCCCCATCAGTATTTGTTCCTACTTGGGGAGATGAAGAAAAGGCAAAATTTCAATGGGACGTATTATCACGCTCTTTATACAATTATGTATGCCGTTGCAATACAAAAGGATATTCCTTATTCCCTTGAGATCCATTGTCAATTAATGGATTCTGTTATGGGTGGTTGATTTCATATCTTTATATATTTATTTAAGTCCCCTTAATGGTGAGGGAATCTAAATTTTATTTATATGTCTAAAATAGAAGATATCTTATTTGAAGCCCACAAAGAGGGGATACGAGAAAATGTGTTAAAACTCGTGAGTAAACTAAACCAAACCCACCATCACATGGGTATGCAAGAAAAAGTAGAATTAGCGTATAACCAAGTAAAAACGGAATATCAACATAAACCACCATGCAACACCTAAAACGAATTTCTTTAGAAGAAGCCAAACCCTATATCTCCACTAAAGACGATTTTTTGGGTTCCGACCCTGCGTTTTTCACTTTAGAACCGGAGGCAGATGGGTGGGAAAAAATTACATATTATACCACCCGCAAAAAACTAGATTATTCTAGAATGGGAGACGGTAATTCGTGGGTATATATCTTATCAAATTCTTCTATGCCTGGTTTATTTAAAATTGGTTATACCAAAAGCAAACCCGAGATTAGGGCCAAACAAATCTCAAGCGCAACGGGTGTAGCACAACCATACATTGTTGAATGGGCGTTCAAATGCCACGATGGAGATTTATTAGAAAACGAGGTCCACAGATATCTGGATTCTTACCGAGTATCGACTAACAGGGAATTCTTTCAAATTTCCCTCGAAGAAGCCAAACAAGCTGTGGAATTTCTTGGGCAAAGATATATTTAAAAGCATCATATAAAAGTCATTAAAATAATTTAGAAATTTAACATTTATTTAGTATATTTATATATATGGAAACAAGGCACAAACTAGAGCAGTTACTTTTGGATGATTTGGTTCATTTTTCACAATTAAAAGATGAACTTTGGCAATATCATCCGGCCAATCCTCACAAAATAGATGTTGTGGATCAATACGACAATACGCTTAAAAAGATAGAAGAATTAAAAGATAAAATAAAATCAATATAATGCCTCGATGATGGAATAGGTAGACATGCAGGACTTAAAATCCTGTGGCTGATGAAGCCGTGCCGGTTCGATCCCGGCTCGAGGTACAGAAAGGGGAGAATAAGATATATCGGCTGTAAAGTGATCTAGACACTTAAGCAGGTAGCCCCTTATAATTTTGGTTCTATAGCTCAATTGGATAGAGCAACTGCCTTCTAAGCAGTAGGTTACAAGTTCGAATCTTGTTAGAATCACAACAAATAAGTTATAGAAAAGTCATTAAAATAATTTGGCAATTCAACGATTTGTTATTATATTTAATCATGTTAAACAATTTAAAAAACAAAGTTATGAAAAACATGTTCGCAATGTTAATGCTTGTCGGTCTTATGCTTACCGCTTGCAACAACACCACAGAAACTCAGACTGAAAATGTAGCTGAGCCTGTTGATTCGGCTGTAGTAGATTCTACTGCTGAGCTTTTCCCGGCGACTGACAGTACTGCTACTGCTCAGTAATCTAGGGATAGTCAGGAGCGTAATGAGGCGTGGATAGCCGAATCCTTTACCATCATTAAGGTTGCAAATTGCAGGTTCGAATCCTGTCCTGACTACAAAATGCTCTCGTGGCGCAACGGTTAGCGCAAGATGCTTATACCATCGAGGTTACAGGTTCAAATCCTGTCGGGAGTACAAAATGAAAAAATTTCGTTCAGTTGATAATGGGTATGTAGACCCAATTCAACATACATTGGAAGTATTAAAAAAATACCCATCTACAAAAATATACATTGGGACTGATTCTCAAAATGTAGGTATTCAAACGGTGTATGTTACTGTTATTGCTTATAGATTTGGTGTGAGGGGGGTTCATTACATTTATAGTAAAGAAAAAATACCTATAATAAAGGATTTATTCAAAAGATTGTTTGAGGAATGTTCTCGCACAATTGAAACCGCAGAATGGTTTACTCAGCAAATAAATATAAAGGTTGAATTGGATATGGATTATAATGAAGATAAATATTGGCCTTCTAATCGTTTAGTTTCGGCTACTTGTGGATGGGCAAATTCATTGGGATATAAAGTAAATATAAAACCACATTCACAAATAGCAACAAAAGCAGCAGATTATCATTGTTCTTAAAAAGGGCATATGTATAGCAAGATGGACATTAATAAAATATTTGATCTATTTGATCAATCCTCATCATCTTCTCCTTCTATTGAAGAAAATGAACAGCTCTTTGATTTAAAAAATACACCTGTATTTTGGTTAGGGATGTTTAAAAAAATTATTATTAGTAATAATCTTTTATATTTTCAATTAAATTCAATTTTGCCTGATGGTGTTGATGCTAAAGCTCTCACTAATAATGTAATCTATAATAGAAGTTGGGAGTTTATTGAAAAAATAGATATATCTAAAACTACCCATATGGATGCCCTTAAATTATTAGCTGATAATACTTTTATAAAATGTTTTGGTTTAGCTATTTCTTATTATGAATCTAATGAAGAATATGAGAAATGTGCCCATCTTAAAAAAATTCAAGACAGAGCTAGAGAATTTGCGAATAAAGCTTGATTCTTTAGTATTTTGTTATTATATTAATCTAAAAAACACATTTATGAGAAACAAAGACCTAGCCATGGCCAAGTTAGAAAAACTTGAAGGCAAATTAAAAACCATGTATGTTATGCTTGATCGTCCAGTAAGCAAAGAAGATTACAACCAAGTAATTGTAAGTGCCGAAGAAATTATCGCTGATCTTAAAACCATGGTCCAACGTGAAGAATAATCTTTAAACTAATCAGTTATGAAACTTACAGCAGAACAAATCCAAGAAAATTGGGAACGATTTATCCAACACACCAATACTTGGATATCTTCTCCCCGCAAAGAAAAATTGTTAGAATTTTACGAGCAATACAAAGATCGTTTAATTCTAATGCCTGCCGCCCACAAAAAAGAATACCACAACGCTTTTCCGGGTGGCTATATCGAACACGTTAATCGTGTTGTAGAATGTGCCCTTAAACTTAACAATTTATGGGGTGAAATGGGAGCAGATTTAAACACATATACAATCGAAGAACTTGTATTTTCTGCTATTAACCACGACTTAGGTAAAATGGGAGACGAGCAAAACGAATCTTATGTTACCCAAACAGACCAATGGCGTCGAGACAAATTAGGTGAAGATTATATGTTTAATAATAAAGTAGCATTTGCCTCCGTTCCTGATCGTGGTTTGTATTTGCTTCAGTCTCACGGTGTTCAATATTCATTCAATGAAATGTTGGCTATTCAGACCCACGATGGTTTGTACGATGAGGGGAACAAAAAATATTTAGTGTCCTATGCTCCTGAACAAAAACCTCGTACTTGTCTTCCATTTGTCCTACACCAAGCCGATTTAATGGCAGCTAGAATTGAATTTGAAAGAGAATGGTTACCTAAGTTTAAAAATCCTGTGGAGGCCCCTAAGAAGAATTTTACATTGGGCACAAACAAAAAACCTACTCCCTCAGCAGCTAAAACCAAAGCTTTAAGTTCACTTAAAAGCGAAGGATTAAAAAATCTATTAGATAGTATATGATAATATTAGTAATAATTTTAGCGTTAATGGTCGTGATCCTAGGATACACGACCTTTAATCTTCTCCATAAAGTCGAAAGACTAGAGGATGAACTTAATAAGCGTCAAGATATTATAACTTCATACCAAACTTATATTAATAGTTTGGGGGAAATTATACACAATGTAAATGATAGAATAGATGCAATAGATGCTAGTGGTACTTTTAAAAGTGATGATGAAGTAGGTTTTTTCTTTACACGTCTCAAAACTTTGAGCGATATGTTAAAACCCTATAACATTAAATTATGATTGAAGCCCCCCCTAAAAAAGGAACCCAGTATTTTACCCAAGAAACTGAAGATGCTATTGTTAAATATAACAATACTACTGATAATTATATTAAGGATAAAATTTATACAAGATATATCCATTACCCTTTTTTCAAATTAACCGAAAATATAATTCATACCTTTAAATTTTATTACACCGAAGTTGAAAATATTGAAGATTTACAGCACGAAGTAATAACATTTTTAATATCTAAAATTCATTTGTTTGATCCCAGTAGAGGAGCTAAAGCATATTCATATTTTGGGACTATAGCTAAACGTTATTTGATACTATCCAATAATCAAAATTATAAACGTAGAGTAGATAAAGTAGAAATTACTGAATTAGAGGAAGATGAAAATTATACTTATAATTTAGAAGAACAAATTAACAATGTCCCTAATAGTAGATTAATAGAATTCATGGACTTCTATATACAACATTGCACCGAAAATATTTATAAATTATTCCCTAAAAAAGACGATGCTCAAGTTGCGGATGCTATTTTAGAGCTTTTTAGAAAAAGAGAAGATATAGATATTTTTAATAAAAAAGCACTTTACATATACATTCGTGAACAGATTGATGTAAAGACTCCAAAAATTACTAAAATAGCTAATCAATTAGGTCACATATTTAAAATAAATTATTCATTTTATCTAGAAAACGGATATACAAAGTTTGAATAAACCCATATTTATAAACACAATAATAATATAGATATGAGCCAGTTTGATAAAATTGTATTTGGTAAAAAAACTTTTGCCAATATTTTAGAAGAAATATACGATAACCAAAAAAAGAAAGATAAGCAAGTTACCGCGCTTATAGGTGAACTTAAACCTATGATAGAAGAAATAGGTGATGCTACTCTTATAGTTCCATTAATTAAAGAATATATGGAAATTGGTGTTAAAAACGATGATTTACTTATTAAAATGGCTGCTTTAGCACAACGCGCCATGAGTAATCAAAGTAGTGAATCTTTAGGTATATCCGACGAGGAAAAACAACAATTACTTGATGAAATAAATAAGTACAAATCTGAATAATGGCTGCTCCTAAAGGTATAATAGCTATAAATAGAGTAGCCAATCGCTCTAAGGACAACAATTTTAATCTTTTTACAAGATTAGGCCTTAATAGTCTAATCACAACAGGAAGGGTTATTAGTATAGTTTTGGATGACACCCATCCCAGATTTGAAGAATTAGGAGAATGGAATGGGTTGGGAACTATTGAATATGATATTATTGATTCACCTACCCCCCCAAATCAACTATACCCCACAGCAAAGCCTTTAGAGGCTTCATATAAAACTTTTCCGCTTATAAATGAAATAGTTTATATATTAAGTTTACCTAATACTAATATGGGGACATTTGCTTCAAGCAAAATTAATTATTATGTATCTACTATTGGGGTTTGGAACCACCCACACCACAATGCCTTCCCCCAAAATTCAAACATTTTACCTCCATCTCAACAAAAAGATTATCAACAAACCCAAGCAGGTAGTGTTAGAAGAGTTACAGACCAATCAACAGAAATATTTTTAGGAAATACTTTTAAAGAAAGAGCTAACATTCATCCCCTTTTACCCTACGAAGGAGATAGAATTGTAGAAGGAAGGTGGGGAAATAGTATTCGTTTAGGTTCAACTGTTAAAGGAACTATTAAGCCTAACGAATGGTCTTCAACAGGAGAAAATGGTGATCCTATAACAATTCTAAGAAATGGGCAGGGAAAACAATCTAGTGAAGGGTGGGTTCCTATAACTGAATCGGTAAATAATGATGATTCTTCTATTTATTTAACATCTACCCAAAAAATTCCAATAAATATTTCAAATGCTAATTTTACTAGCTATATTACTCCACCTACAAACCCTAATCAATATTCAGGCCGACAGATAATTTTAAATTCAGGAAGATTAGTATTTAATACTACACAGGATCATCTATTATTATCTTCTCAAAAATCAATTAATTTAAGTGCCAACGAATCTATAAATTTTAATACTAGTTCTCCTATAGTTTTAAGTACATATCCTGTTGATAAGGGAGGTGGTATATTTTTGGGAGATAAAAGAGCTAGTGAATCTGTTTTATTAGGTAATTCTACTGTTGATTTATTAAGAACTCTTTTAAACGAATTAAAAGCTTTAACCCAAATTTTATCAACTCAAATAGGAGTACCTCCAGGAACACCACTTGCTCCTACAAACACCCAAGCCGCATTAGCTAATACTACTATTACTAATTTACTTAATCAGTTAGAAGGTTTAAAATCTAATACTGTAAAAATTTCATAGTATGGTGGAAGCAGATATATTTCAATTTGTTTTAAATCCTGCTCCTAAACCTACTCCCCAAGAGATAGAAAAACAAAGACAGGAAGAAGCTGCAAAAAGGAGGCAAGCACAAGAAAATACTGAGGTGCAACAGGTTGATCCTAAAGTAATAGAAGATAGTATTCCTCAAGAATTAAAACCTAAAGGAAAACAAGCCTTAGGTAAACGTATTTTAGATCTAGGTAAAAAAATACTTCAATTAATTTTACCTAAACTTACATCTATGGTTAAGCAGTATGCTATAGGGAGATTTGAAGAAACTAAAGCTCTAGCAACTACCCCAGAACAAATAGAAAAAGTAAAACAAGAATTTTGTCCTACTCCCACAGAATTAGCTAAATTAATCCAAACCCGAGATAATATTGTAGGCCAGTTAAATAGTATAGGTAATAGATTAAATGGGTTAAATTTTAGTATAGGAATTACCCAAGATATAACTAATGCTTTGGGGCAATTATCTACTATTATTGAAAATGTTAAAATAGGACTATCAGCAGCCGCTAAAGTTATCCCAATAACCCCAGGTTCTATCCCCGCCATATTAAGTGATTTAGAAACACTTGATGATAAAATAGTACCTATTTTAGAAAAAAATCAAGGAGCATTAAATGCCACTCCAGTTTCTATAGCTGTGGTTACATCCACTATAAACAAAGTAGTAACCATACTAAATCAACTTGATGTGTTAATTGCATTTTGCGCCCCCGATTCTCAAGTAGTTCCTATTTCTGATACTATTAAAACCCTTTCTCGAGTTCAAATTCGCTCTGATATAAACAGTGGCAATTATAAGGGATTTGTAATACAAATAGAAGAAGAACAATACACACCTACTGTTACTCGTAGAAAAGCAGTAGCATTAAATACTAATGGGATTAAATTGTTAGAAACCCCATTATCTTTCACTACTAATAACCAAACATTAATTGATGAACTTAGATTTATTATTGACCAAAATGGTTTAAGAGCTTACTAAACTTAATATTTATAATCATGAAAACCCAAGACTTTAAAAAAATAATTAAAGAAGCTGTAAGAGAAGCAATTCAAGAAGAACTTAAAGATATTCTTTTAGAAGCGGTTCGTTCCCCCAAAACAGCTGTAGTTACCGAAAACATCCAGTCTATTCCTCAACCCGCACCCCCTCAAGTTGACAGACGTGCTTTAATGCAAAGTATAATGGGTGATTTTAGACCGGGGCAAGAAACTTTATCGTTTAATTCAAATGATGTAATGGCTAATACTTTACAAGTAAGACCAGGAATGGATACAACCGGTGAAGGTTCATCTTTACCTTCAGGAAATGTAGGATTAGACCAAATAATGTCCTTAATGAAGGGAGGTAGATAGATATGGCATTTGGAGCAAAAAGAATATTCCCTATAGATACTAAGCCCGGAACTGGGGTGGGGGTGGCTATTCCTTTTAATGCTCCTGGTGTATTTAGAACCACATACACAACACAAGAAGCTATCAAAAACAATTTAATAGACTTTTTTTTAACTGAACCCGGTGAAAGATATTTAAATCCAACATTCGGGGGTGGTTTAAGATCTTTTATTTTTGAACAAATTAGCAACAATACTATTGAAGGATTAAAAGAAGATATACAATCTAAACTTAATACTAATTTTCCTAATGTAATAGTTAACAGTTTAGATGTATTACAAGAAACCGATTATAATACTTTAATAGTATCTTTAAATTATAGCATTGCTGACACAGCAATATCCGATGAAATTGAAATAGCATTCTCATAATGGCAATAAGACGTAACATACAATACATAAACAAGGATTTTACTGAGTTAAGAGCAAGTTTGATAAACTATGCTCGTACCTATTTTCCTACAACCTACAATGATTTTACCCCATCATCTCCTGGGATGATGTTTATGGAAATGGCCTCATATGTTGGGGATGTTTTGTCTTTCTATCTTGATAACCAAATACAAGAAACTTTCTTACAGTATGCTCGTCAAACAAATAATTTGTATGAATTAGCTTATATGTTTGGGTACAAACCCAATGTAACTCAAGTTGCTACTGTAGATTTGGATTTTTATCAACAAGTTCCCAATACTGGAACTTCTCCTGATTTTTCATATGCCCTATTTATCCCCGAAAACACTATAGTTACTTCTATAGCATCGGGTAGTACCTCATTTATTATTCAGGACCCGGTTGATTTTAGTGTATCTTCGTCTGGTGACCCTACAGAAGTTACAGTATATAGTGTAGATGGTAGTGGCAATCCTACATTTTTTCTTTTAAGAAAAGTAAGAAAAGCTATTTCTTCTACTATTAATACTACAACTTTTACATTTGGGGCCCCCGAACAGTTTCCAACAGTTGAACTATCTTCAAACAATATTGTAGGTATTTTAGATATTTTTGACAGTAATGGAAATCAATGGTATGAGGTAGATTATTTGGCCCAAGATTCAGTATACGATTCGATCAAAAATACTAATACAAATGATCCTAATTTATCCCAATATTCGGGAGACACACCATATCTACTTCAGTTAAAACAAGTACAAAGACGTTTTACAACTCGTTTTTTAAATTCAACTACTTTACAATTACAATTTGGTGCTGGAACTTCAGCAGATACAGATGAAGAAATACTTCCAAATCCGGATAATGTGGGTTTAGGATTGCCATTTGAAATAGATAAATTAACAACGGCTTATGCCCCTTCGAATTTTATTTTTACAAAAACTTATGGCATAGCCCCATCAAATACAACCTTAACAGTTAGATATTTAACTGGTGGTGGGGTTGGGGCTAATTCACCAGCCAATACTATAACAAATATAACTTTAGGTACCCCTACTTTTATAAACTCAAATTTAAATCCTACAACTGCTAATTACATACTTGAAACATTAGCAGTAAATAATTTAGTAGCAGCAGATGGTGGGGGAGATGGAGATACAACAGAAGAAATTCGTCAAAATGCTTCAGCAAATTATGCTACTCAATTACGCAACGTAACACAAGATGATTATTTAGTAAGAGCATTATCTATGCCCTCTAAATTTGGGGTAATTGCTAAAGCATATATTGAACCCACA